TACCTTGGCCTGGGAATGTAACCACTGGGTTAATTCTTGCTTTGTACAATTCGTCTCTTTGAGATTTACTTGGGTTATATGCTAACTTAACAGCACCTCTGATAACACCTCTGTTTAATCCTGCTGGAGAAAACCAGCTATCTGCGATTAAATCTGTTCTAGCCGCTAGACCTGCAATGTCACCGTTTAATGGAACAAATCTATATACGTCATTGTATCTGTCGTACATGTATTTGTAACCACTATCTAACATAACGTAAGATGAAGAACGAATACCGTTCATAAATGCTAATACGTTTTGTGTTTGTGTGATTGAAGAAGTGATACCAGCAACATCTGATCTCTCTGGAGATACGAATGCGATAGCGTCTTTTCTTTTTTCTGCAAGTGTTATTAGATCGTCTACATGAGTAGCGTTACAAGATCCACCGATGATTAAACCTACATCAACTGTTTCTGCGTCTTCAAACAACTCGTAAGCAGTTTTGATTTCGCCAGCTGTTGCTGCTGAACCATTTGCACCGTTAATTAAAGAATCAGTTTTTGGTGTATCAACTGCTGTGAAAGTTATTCCTGCAGCTGCTGAACCATGGTTTGATCCTGAAGCATGATGATCCATCCAGTAAATGTAATTTGATTTATTATAAATTACGTCTCTTACATAGTTTGAATCGCCTTGTGGTGATTTAGCGTCTGAAGCTTTTGATACTCTATCGTAAACTTCAATTACTTCGCCAGTTTTTCCTGTGATATTACCGTCTTCGTCTATAACGACAACGTGCATTTCATCATTTACTCCGCTTTTTGAAGCAGCGTAAGGAGATGTTCCTGGAGCACCTGAAACAAATTCATAGAACTCCCAAAATCTTCTTACGTTTGCACCATTAGCTGGTACTTGATGTAAACCACCTTGTAGTGTGTCAGCTCTAACAAAAGTTATATCGTTAGTAGCTACGTTTGTTATTTTATATTTTCTACCATCATAATCTGTTCCGCCCGAACTCGTTGAAAACTCAACGATATCGCCTACTGCGAAACCTGTTCCTGATGTTAATGTTACTGTTGTATGACCAACAGACATAGCAGAATCATTTATTGTTGTTTTTGCATCCTCTTGGAAACCTGTTGCGCTGTGACAAGCAGAAACTTTAAGGCCGTTGCCCCAAACTCCTGCTGTTCTAGCTGCCCATTCTCCGACAGACGCCTGACCAGCATTGTAATTATCCTGGTAGTCTTGTGTATTTTTGATAGCAACTGCTGAGCCTGAAACGGCTGCGTTTGCTAAACCAGTATTTTGTACTCGTACTACTCTTAATGCGTTAGAGTATTGTAAAAAGTTTGCAGCTGAAAAGAATGATTCAAAATTTGAATTATCCGGTTTGCCGAAAACACTTACTAACTCTTGTTCACTAGAGATTGATGTAATCTGATCTAAAGGACCTTTTCTGAACTCGCCAGCAAAAGCTCCAATTGATGTAGACACAGCAGGAATGATTCTTGTTAAATCTTTTTCCTGTACAAGAACACCTGGTGATACTTGAAATGCCATAGGTTATTCTCCTCTTAATTAGCTAATTATTAATATATTATAATTCACATCTTTGTAAGTTTTCTTACATCCATATTTAAAGCCAGTACAGATATTTATAATAACCTAGAAATAGACTATTGTCCTTTTCTAGAGACAGGAAACCATCTGGTACCGTACTCGTCAACTGTTTCCTCATCTTCAGGATCAGTCACTCCATCGTCTACAAAACCAAATGGTGCCATGTCCTGTTCTATCAAATTCTTTTGTTCCTCGTACATTTTTAAACGTGCATTGGTATTTGTCAATTCCTTAAAGTAGGGTTGATTAGATAACCAACCAAATATGACTAAACACATCATTAAATCATCATTGGAACCGTCTTCGGCCTGCCAACTTTGACCTCTTTTAGTAAAGGTTGACATCTCCTGTATGATATTGAAATCATTAACAACAACTTTGTCGCCCTCAATTAGTGTTTTTAAGTTTGAACAACCTACTTTTTTAATAGCTTTTGTCATACGAACACCCATAGATGACCCACGACCACTATACATAGCACCTAATATTTGACCAGCACGACCTTTTTGTGTTGTCATTAATAAATTAGGGTACTCAATTTCAAATTGTAAGGCGTCGGCCACTTGTTGACCTATATCATTTACCTCTGTTAATATATGTGCTTGATTATATGCTAAACAAACTCTAGATATTATATTAGGAAATACAAAAGGTTTAATTTCGTTACTTCTATATTTTGCTACAACTTTATAAGGCATACTAGTTACATCAAATACTAAAAAGGCAGAATAATCTTTATCTACACCACGTGATACATCAACAGCAGCCACATAAGTATGTCCTTCTTTTCTATCTTCATATATGTCAACACCTTGAGCAGACTTTATAGGTGTTACATAAGGTGTTGCCTTAATTTTAGAAGCTGATATTAAAGTATTTACAGAACCTAAAAACTCACACTCAAACTCTTGTTGGAATTGTTCTTCACTTGTGTTACGTATAGTTTGTTCTTTCCATTTATCATCACGACCTGGTACTTCACTCCAATGTACTTCTATAGGAATATAATCATTCTTTTTATTGATTGCGTCCATCCAAATCTTATAGTACATATTCATACCATAAGGTGTAGATACTATAATCATTTTAGTTTTTGTACCAGCAGATATCGTAGGATAAACTGAACTAAAAAACATTTCGGCAATGTTAGTAGGTACGAAAGCAAACTCATCAAGAAAGATAATATTAAATGAACCACCCCGAATAGCACTTGAAGAAGTGGCAGCCGCAACAATGGTAGATTTATTTTCTAATTCTATATTACCTTTGTTCCAGTTTATTACACCTTGTTGTAACCATTTTGGTAAATTTTCATATGCAAGTTGCAGTCTACCTAATATATCTCTAGCAGTAGAACTTTTGTTTGCAAGTATGGCTATGTTAGAGTTTGGATTAAATAATGCATAATGCAATAGATAAGAAATAGTTGTTGTAGATTTTCCTGATTGTCTTGGTAGTTTACATATAGTAAATCTATTCTCGTGAATTTTTTGAACAATATCTTTTTGAAATCCATACATATTAAAAGGCACTAGACCCTCATCAAGAGATACAATACGGATATATTTTTCCATAAAGTATATTGGATCTTCAGCACACTTTTGATATTCTACTATCTGATCTTGTGTATACTCAACAGGAGTATTAACCTTTTTAAGATTAGGATTCCCTAAATATGCTTCACTCATTTTTTACTCCTTTTCGGGAGTAATATTTTTTTCAATTGTTTCATCTTCTTGTTTTCTATTTAACATTTTCTGCAACTCGGCAGTTGATCCAACAAAAAGAGCATTTTTTACATTTGTGTTTGCAGTCTTTGGTACTTGTTTTAAGTCTTTTAATTTTTTTTGTAAGTCTTGTAGTTTGTCAACAGTACCTGCAACTTGTCCTAATAATTGGCCTGCAACTTCATATGCTCTAGGGTGTTGGCCTTCTTTTGCAATTTCTAATATTCCTTCAATAGCTTCATTACCTTTATCTATTAGATTATAATAACTATCTCTACTATAAGCGTAATCTTGATTGATATCTTTTTCTGTTTTTACTTCAACATCACCTTTTGGTCTTTCCACAGGTGGTTGAAATTCTTTTGGTTGTGTAGCTTCAGGTATACTTTCAATACCTAAAATTTCATTTACCTTGTCTTCTAATTTTGCCATAACTATTCATCACTTCCTGTCTTCACGTTATATTTTTTACCGTCAGTAAAATTTTCTATTGTTGTTGTAAATCCAAAATCATCATTTACATCAGCTGATATAGGATTTGGTACAACTGTAATTCTTTCTTCTCTTGGTGGATTGTTTACTGTATCAGCATATAAATCTGATTGTACTTTTTTAATAACACCTTGATTAGTTGTAGGACCAAACAAGTATGTTTTAGCAGTAAAATTCATTGAGTATATAACTGCTCTTCTATTTGTAAATGCACCATCATAACTGTCTTCATAGTTTACATTGTTTAGAATAATAGGTACGTCTCTTTTTATATTCATATCAGGCATAACATTTACTGTTACTGTATAATCTGGTTGAAAGAAAGGTAATATTTGTTCTACAATTTGTAAACCATTTTCAGCAGTTGCTGTAAAAGCATAAACATTTAAACTTATGTTATATGGTACAGGTGTATAATTAAAACTTTGTTTTTTTGAATCTGCAAAATCTGTTGGCGATGTTTCTAATAATGGATATTCAGCATATCCTGTTGTAGTATTTGCTTGTTCAAACTGAATATGACCACTATCATCTTCCATATATACTCTGTCCATTTTAGCAACAGATTGATCTCTTGTCAATGGTGTTTTTTCTGTTCTATATTTTTGAACCCTTGTTAATTTTCTACTAGGGTCATATGATAGTCCTGATATTTCAAAACCTATTCTAGGCAAAGTTATTGCCATTGATCTATCATCTAAATCAGCTTGTTGATCTAAACGAACTAAAAACTTTTCTTTAGGAGCATATGCTAAAGGAACTTTTATTCTTTTTAAAACAGCACCAGTTTCATTATTCTTACTTTCAATAACTATATTATTAAATAGTTGTCCGAAAGCAATAATAATCTTTCTTAATCCTTCATTGTAAAACGGTGTTCCAAACATTATTGTCCTTTATCGGCTATCTTACCTTTGTTAATTCCTTCTTTAATTACATAATCCTGTGTGCCATTTGCACCAGCAACCACTTCTTTTTTTAAATTTCTTGATAGTTCCATTTCTTTTTTTTGTTTTAAAGTTTTATTATGAAACTCATGTAATTGTCTATGTCTATCTCTTTCCATTAAATGTCTACCTCCCCAAATGGATTTCTTTCAGTAAAGTCTAGTACATCATCTGCTACAGAAGCAGTATCAAAACCGGCTGCCGTATCTAAATCTAAATTTTGTGCATAATCAGATTGAGTTTGTACTGTAGTTTTTGTTGCGTCATATTCTTCGTTTAATAGGAAGTTAGCATTACCAGATGATACGTCATCTTGTTCTAGTTGCATACTACCAGCTTCGTTTTCTAAACGCACTCTGTCTACTAATAGATTAACTGAATTTTGTCTTTCTCTTTTATCAATGTCTTTTATTCCAACATCTAATTCTTCATTTGAATATTCCCAACGTGTAACTCTTAATTTGTAAACAGGTAAGTT